CCAGTTACGTTATAAGTATCGCTATTGATATCAGTGTCTACGCCAACAACTTTACCGTTTTTTTCTGTTATTTGTACAGGGCTTCTACCTAATTTATCAACATACTTGGTATTTGGTACGCGGTTGCCATTAGCATCAGTAGTAAACACAATTTTATTTAGCTCGTCACGCAGAGTTTCAGCTTGTTTTTTAGTAAAAGATTTAGTATCTAATGCCTTAAATACGCGGTCTCTAAAATCAGCGGCGCTAATCATAGTGTTACCAAACTTAATGTTAGCAGTTTCCGAAAGCGGCACTGCCATTAAATACTTTACTAGGCGACGCTCAGGTTCATGCGTTGCTTCCAATATACGGTGTGCCATGTCCAAAGCAACGTCAGTACCTTTGCCAAGCGCTTTAGATAAACCAAGTATGCCCTCGTTTAGTTCTTTGTAAATGCCTTCTACTCTTGAGTTGTACAGATTTTTTCCTCGTCCAGTAGCTAATGTAATCTGCTCGTGGATATTGTTTATTTTGTTTTTGCCTTCACGAATAATTTTGCCCGCAAGACTAAGCTTGTCTTCCCAGTATTTAATTGCATAACGGTCATACTGTAATTTTCTTGCAATATCTCTCCAGCCTGCTTTAGTAAACAGCAACCGCTTAAAGTATTTAATATCTTTTGCCTCTACGTTGCGCGGGTTGTAGGCTGAGTTTTCTGGGGGAATGGCAGCTTCGTCTTCGCGTAACTTCTTCTCTACAACCGATTCGGCTTCTTTTTTATTTGCTTTAGGTTGCGCAGCTTTAGCTTTAGCGTAAGAAACTTCTGCACCACGTAAATCTGCAGTGGGTAACGACACAATTTTAAATACGTCGTCTAGGATTTCTTTAAACGTTACACCTTCTAGATCGCTGCTAAATCCTAGAGCATTGGCAATATTCCTAACAATAGTCTGAAGCATTCCGCCTTCAAACTTTCTAAACTGTTTACGTGGACCAGTAAAGTCTGCATCTCGCTCAGAAGTTTTGTAAGGGTCTAAGTTAGCAATAGCTACTTGGAACTGTGGATTACCAAATATTTCAGCAACAAACTCTTTTATAGTCGGGATATTAAACTTATCCCCTAGTCTACTTTTTACAAAACGATAGTTGTTATCTAGGCGATTAAGCGCGTTTTCTACTTCTTTGCGTTTAGCTGGGTCTTTAATAGACTTTAAGTAGGCTTCTCTATTGTCAAACACATGGTCGGTTAAATAGTGCCCTACTTCGTGCATTACTACTTCGTCTATAGGGCGTTCACCCGTATACACTCCGTCTTTACCACTAAGTGCAATAGTATTAGTAGCTGGATCAAATAACCCGTCTTCACCTTCTGGCAGGTCATTAAACTGAATATTAACGCCGCCAAAGTTTTTAACAAGTTTTAAGAAGGCTTGAGCAATAGTACGCGTGCCACGTTCATTAATCCTATCCGTGCCAATAACGTCTAAAGCAGCGTCAACGTCGTCGTCTGCAATAGCGCTTTCAAGCTTAGTTACTAGCTTAGATTTAGACGGAGCTGGCTTTTCTTTGGGTGCTTGTTTTTTAGGTAATACTTTTTCAGCAGCTTTATTAAATTCTTTTAGCTCTTGAGTTAATTGTTTTTCTTCAGACACTTCTTGCTCAGCTACTTGTTTCGCCGCAGTTTCACGAGTTTCAATATCCTTCTGTTCTATAGCTTTAAGCTCTTTAGATAGTTCTTCAGAAGTTTTAGACACTCTGTCTTTACGGCTATCAGCACCAGTAGTTTGTGTTTTACGCAGCGTACTAGCTACAGCTTCTTCAGTAAACGCCCTTTGCTCTACAAGTTTTAATTTAATTTTTTGTAGTTCGTTTAATCCTTCTACAAACTTATCTCTGTTTTGTTTTTGTGCTTCGCGCGTAGCTTTTTCTTCTTTTACAAACCCGCGCTTACCAACATACTTTTTGTAAATAGCGGCTAATTCTTCTTTAGTTAAAAACTCTAGTGGAGCACCAGCTTTATATAGTGGTATGTTTGATACCAAAGCAGTAAGGCGTTTATTGCTGTATTTTTTGCCAGTTTCTGGGTCTACTTTGCCGGACAACTCTTTGCGCATTTGTTGGCGTTTAGCTTGCTGTGCTTTATTTTTTTCTTCAGCAATTGCTTTAAGTTCTGGATTGACACCGCCACGTACATCTACTGTATCAAAAGCATCGAATGCTATTTCGTGCCCAGCATTCATAATTCCGACGTTTACTGGATCAGTATCTAACTTATTGTCTTTGTTTGCTTTTCTTTCATTAACTATAGCTGTAGGCGACGCGCCGCCATAGAACGTTTCGCTATTTAGATAGTCAGCAGTAACTGGAGCAGCTTTAACTGCTTTAGTCTTTTTACCTGTTGTAGCAGCTGCTTTAGGTTCTTTTGGTGTTTTAACTTTAGTCGGTGCTTCTTTTGCTTTTAATTCTGGGTATTTAGCAAAAAATTCTTCTTGCGGTAACGTAGCAGTATCTAGGGCTAACTGAGCTTCTTTTTTAGTATTAAATACGCCTAATTCTTTACCGTCAGCATCTTTTGCTACGTATTCATAATATGTACCAGACCTACCCCTTGGTGCTTGTTCTCTTCTTTCAACAGTAGGTGTAACGGTAGGGGGTGTAACGGTAGGCGGCGTAGCCTCACCAGTTAACCCAGCGGCGGCTTCTTCCTCTATTACTGCTTGTTCTGCAGCGGCTGCGGCTTTTGCTTCTTGCTCTGCTAATGCTTGCTCATCAATTACTTCTGTTGTTTGTGACTCTAACTCTTTTGCAAACTTATCTAGTAGTGTTTTTTCTAGCGCTACGGCTGCTGGGCCTCTACGGCTTAAGTCAAAGTTTTCTAAAGGATAGTCGAATCCCGCGCCGCCTGGTATATAAATAGTTCCGTCTTCAACATACGCTTCGTTAAAATTTACCGTAGTTTTTTCTTTAGTATCTGGGTCAATGTAAGGCAATGCTGAATATTTAGCTAAATCTAGTGCAGGCTGTTTACTTCCCTCTCCATCTTTAGGTGTGAGTTCAGTACCTTGATCGCCAGCCACTCCAGGTCGTCCAGCTCCGGCAGCTCCTGCGGCGGCTCCAGTTGTTGTGGGTCCTCCAGATACTTCAGTGCCAACTCCACCTGCTCCAACGTCAGTCTGCTGAATAACATCTTTTTCTCCTTGGGCTTTTAAAGCTTCTAGTTCTGCAATTTGATTTGCTTGTGTAACAACAGCTGCTTTAGGATTTTTATGCGTGCCAGCATCTAGTTTAGCTTGGCGGTCTGCAATGGCTTTTTCTAATTCAGCAACGCTCTTACCAGACATCTTAACTTCTTTAGCTGGTGTTTCAAAACCTATTGTTTCATCTGCAGCGGGTGCGCCAGCGCCAAGCAAAGTCTCTAAGTCCAGCGCTTCTGGCGGAATTCCACCAGGCGGAGTTACTGTAGTTGTACCGGGTGGTGGGGGAGGTGGGGAAGGCGTAGTTGTTTTGTCTTCTTCGGTAGGAGGAGTAATAGGCGCGCCAGGTCCACGAACAGAACCTACGGCTGCACCAGTCAAAGCGCCAATTGCAGCATCACGAGCCGCAGCGCCAGCAGCGCCCTTAAATGTACTAACGTCAAACCCTGCCTGTTGCAACGCTCTATTAACCGCTACTTGTTCTTGACCTGCTTGCGCGCCTTCTAATGGAGCTTCGGCTAATGCAGCTTTACCTGCACGTCCCAGTAACCCAGCGTCTAACTTAGCAGCTGCGCCAGGAGTTAGTAGTTTTTCTACGCCGAAGCGCGCACCAACACCGCCCAATGCAGCACCACCAGCTATGTCCAAAAGATTGCCACCAAGATACTCTTGAGCTTTAGCAGCTTTATCTGCAGCCTCTTTAGGGTCCATGCCTGTATTAATTAATTCATTACGGACACCATCATAGATAGAACCTTTAACTGCGCCTGCGCCTTGCGCTGTACCAAGCACGGTATTAATAGCCATAACAGCAGGACCGCCAAGTTTAGCTATAGCCCCAATAATTCCTGTGCCAACGTATGGCACGATAGAACCCAAACCTTGCGCTAATGACTGGACTGGGGCATCCGCTACGCTACCCAAGAAAGCGCTAATCTCTTCTGTAAGGCTACCAGACTCAGCGGCTTTCTTTTGAATTGCTTCACGACGCGCCATCTCTGCTTTGCGCTCTGGCGAGAATTGCTCACCTAATGCGGCCTGTGCTTTGCCCAGCGCTTGAGACGCCACGTTTTCTGCGCCAAACACGTCAGTTATAGACTTACCAGCACCAACAATACCTTGTCCTAAAGCAAGTGCGGTCTCTTTAGCTGAGAAGTCGGCGGGTTTATCTGTAAGCGCTGGCGCGCCTTGCGTACCTAAATGGGCAAGTATTTTAGCTTTAGCCGCAGCTTGGTCGTCAGTATCAATACTGTACTGTACCCCTTGGTACTCATAGATAGGCATGCTTTACCTTATTTAAGAACTATAGGATTACCAGTTGTACCTGGCGCTCCAGTACCAGGTGTTGGAGTTTGTGCTCCTTGAACCTTTTGATATGTATTAATTAAACTATTAATTTGTTTTAAATCATTTTCTAAGTTGCCAGTAGCTTTTGCTACTTCTGCTCTAGCCGCTAAAATTTTCTCTTGCTCTTTAGGATCTTTAGAGTCTGGCTGAGCAGCTTTCAATTTAACACCAGTACGTAATTTATCGCTTGCAGTTGTAATAGCTTTATTAATATCGTTTCGTTTACCTATTAAATTAGCTAAAGTTCTATCGTCGCTACCAGCCCCTGAACCGCCTGGTCCTTTAATTTCAGCTGCTTTAAGATATGCGGATGTTTGCTGTGCGTCTGAATATGCTTTAATGTCGTAGCCGTATTTTTGCAGTGCGTTATCACCCAGCTTAGCTTTACGCTTAGCCGCTTCGTCGTAGTTGCCGGACTTCTCAAGACGTTCAATCTTTTCTATTTCAGAAATGTCTTTGTCAATCTGGCGGCGAATCTTAGTTTCTTCCTTCATGTCGCTAATTAGGTCAGGTACTTTGTTCTTTAGCGTGTTTAAGCCAGCAACAATAGTTTGTCCAGGAGTAGAACCCCACGCACCAAAGAACTCAACCATACGAAGTGCAGATGTACGGCGTGCTTCGTCTGCAGCGTTTGCCCGCTCAGCCATTAACTTTGCCCTAGCTTCTTGAGCACCAACGTTTGGCCCCATGTAGGCTTCTTTTTCCGCAGCTATCTGAGCTATGGTTTTACCAGCATCGGGGTCTACAGGCGCTACAGGTCTTTGCAAACCAGGAACATCTTTAATTCCAGCTCCAGGCGTTGTGGCTGCTACAGGTGCGGTTTTAATGTTAGCTTTACCTTCTGGCTTAGCTTCTGGCTTAGCTTCTGGCTTGGTTTCGGCTTTAGTTTCGGCTTTAGATTCAGCTTTAGGAGTAGCAGCAACAATACTCTTTGGATTTACAGCGTCTTTAATTGCTTGAGAGCCTATTACCATAGGTACATCTGAACCACTAGCTTGGAGCGGCATTGCATTGCCCCGGGTTGGAGCACGCCTACTATCTTCTATTGGCATGTCCATAAAACTAAACTCGCCTACACCTGAAAGCCCTGGCGCCCGAGGCGCTACTTCTACAGGAGCTGACGGAGCAGAGGGTCTACCAAGTGCTTCTCTATACTCAGAAGAGCCTACAACCATTGGAACATCAGAACCGCTTGCTTGTAAAGGCATTGCCGTTGTTTCTCTGGTAGGTACTTGTCTACCAGCGTCTTTAATACCTAATGCTCTACCAGCTTTCTCAGTTAAAGGAGCTCGTTGCGCTGCTCTAGGCGCTACTGATGCACCAAAAGTAGGTGAGTTTTCAGCCCGCTCTCTGGCAGCATCAATGTACGCTTGGCGCACCATATCTGGGTCTTCTACTTCGCCTCTATCTTTAAACGCAATAATACCGCCACCAGCTTTGCCAGTTTTGTCACGTAAAATTTCTTCTACCATTTTTTGAACAGTAGGGCTTTCACTCTTGTACTCTTGCAATTTTTCTAGAGGCATCGTCTCTAGTTTGGCACGAATAGACCCACCAACGTCGTAACGGGGGATAGACGTAATGCCGCCCGATGCCATCTCTTTAATAACGCCGCCTTCTCTTTTCAAAGCGTTAAAGATAGAAGCGCCAGCGCCAGCTAGACCAATACCCTGCGTGATCGAATTAGGTGAAGCCACATACTGGTTAGTAGTCTGAGACTGCATTGGTAGACCACGAAGCATGTTAGACATAACACCAAGCTGCATAAGTGGGTATTGTTGTGCATTAGCAAAGTCTTGAATAGCTTGGTTAATTTTCTGTTGCTCAAGAGCTTGTTGTTCTCTACCAAACTGAGACTGTAAACCAACAATATCTTTTTGCGCGCCAAACTGCTGAGAACCTAAGCCGCCTAAAGTAGACGCAGCTTGGCCCATTTGACCGTAACCTTGAAGCCCAGTCTGAAGACCTTGCATCCCTAACTGAGCACCAAACTGTTGTTGGCGCTGGGCATCTTCAAACGCTTTTTGTGAACCTGTTGCAGCAATACCCTGCAGTTGACTACCTAAAGAACGCTCAGCTTCGGCTTCCATAATGGCTTGGCGGCTACCACCAAAAGCACCTTGACCTACAGCCTGCGCCTTACGCATTGGCTGACCGATTTGAAAATCACGTAATGCTTGAGACTTTTGATAATCCACTACGTTTTGCATGTAAGGCGACATGTACGCCTGGGTAATGTTTGGATTAGTGGCGCCAAGTGCGTATTGTTCCCCTGCCCCTGCAGCTCGCCCTGCTATACCTAAAGAACCTAAGCCAGATATACCAGCTAAATCAGAAGCTTGACCAAACTGACCTGGAACTTGCATTTGTCCAACAGTGCCCATTGCTCTTTCTTGCAACGGCTGAAACCCCGCTACGTATTTATTAACGTCAGTACTATAGGGTACATATGGTTTGAAGCCAGTTATCTCGTTACCTTCCATATCAAACAGCTGCTTCTGGGTAGCCCCGAGCATTGTCTCAACATACGGGCGAGCATATTCTGGGATGTTTGAAGTGTAAGTAGTACCAGTACTTTGCTGAGTTCCACCGCCGCTACCACCGCCGCCCATAAAAGGAGTACGCGTACCGTCGGATAACCAACCGCTGTGTTTAGATTTTAAAAAACTCATAATTTGACTTCCACTAAAATGGCTTTCTCTTCAAAGCCAAAACGTTTCCATAATCTTGCCACTGCTTCTTTGGCAGTCCCCTGAATCTTAGTAGCCCCATTAGCTTTAAATATTTCAGACATCTGTGCAAAAGTCTCTGGGCTTGTTACTAATTTTCCACCTATTGAAGTAACAAATGCAACTCTATCGCTAGGATAGTTAATAAATGACACCGTAGCAGCGCCATGTATTTCTGAGTTGTCATCTGTTGCCACTAATAACATCATCTGTCCTGTTACTAAATATACTTTTATCTGATCGGTGGTGTACTCTGACTCACCAAATTTTTCTTCAGCACTTTTAATAAACGGCTCAACCTTAGACCAAATCTGGTTAACTAACTGAGTTGGTACAGGTTGAACTTTATATGTCATTTAGGTATAAACTTATTTGTCTTAACGGCTGGAGCTTGCTTCTTTTTGCCAGTCCTTGCCTTACGTACATTATCCATCATGTTGTGTAGTTTCTTAGCGCCTGCATCAGTAGAGCCGTTACCTAAATGTGATACTACGTCTGCTGGCACAACAAACTCACCGTCAGCTAACCGAGCTGGCTGACGCCTCCCAATAATTGCAGGGATGTTATCGCTCATGCCATCACCAGGCCCTTTTAATAAGCGGGGATTGCCTCCAGCAGCATAGCCACCTAGATTAGCCCCCATAATCCCACCACTAGCAGCATACTCATACTCGTCGTTTTTTTCTGCTTTTTTACCTTGGGGCTTCATATTTAACTGTCCCATAGATCTGCTGGCACGCGGTAATTTAGCGTCTGTATCTACATAGTTCTGTTTCTCCAGCGCAGCCTGCCTTGTCATAGCAGCATCTAAAGCGCTTTTATTCCTAGTTGAGGCGCTAGTATCACGGAAAATACCTGGATCGCCTTTTTCGGTTGGAGCTTGGTATCTAGATTGTGGGTCGTACATGTCTAAGAACCGCTGCGTTGCGCCATATACGTCACCGCGCCCGCCAGAACTAGTAGCTAACTTACCGCGGTAATAACGGGGTATAGATGTAATACCACCTTCTGCAAACGTTCTTTGAGCACCCGCATCTACCACTTCCATGCTGGTTGGACGCTGTGTTGGTAAGGCATATTGGGTTTTATCAATCATGCCCTGTGGGTATAAACCGCCTTGTGGGTTAATAGCCGTGTTCATTTGGCTCATACGCTCTACAGGACCTCCATTAGCGTAGGCTTCTGTAATACCACCAGAGGCATAGTTGTAGCGCCTTTCTTCGTACACATTAGGTGGACTATAAGGACCACCTTGAAAATTTGCTGACAAACGAGGTCCTGTGTAAGTTTCGTCATCTTCAGGTTGTTGCTGCCCATAATTTTGGTCTAAAGCCCCAGTAACACTAGCAACGCCATAAATACCAGCCCCTGTTAAGAATGGGTTTTCTTTAGCAAAATCAGTAAAGCCCCGTATAAAGCCGTTGCTTGCTGGAGCAGTACCAGCCTCACCAGGAAGTACATTTAGTCCTGTATTAGACTGAACAAACGGGCCAGGTGCTGGCGCAGGAGGAGGCGTTACAGGTGAGGTATACCCTATGTTATTAATGCCAGCAGACTGCATACCCGTACCTTGCGCTGCGATTGCATCAGCTGATCCTTGGTTAACGGCGTTTATCATTTCCGGAGTAATTTGTTCAATACCTGCGGGAGCTACATTAGTAGCAGCTTGGCTTAAAAGCTCAGGAGCAGCTTGTTGAACGACTGTATCAAGGGGAACTGCATTAATAGCAGCGGTGTTAACCAATTCAGGAGCGGCTTGACTTAAAAGTTCGGGCGCTATTTGTTCGGAGCCGCCACCAAGTCCACCTGTTACAGCACCAGCAGCGCCGCCAATAAGAGCCCCTTTAAGGGCATCATCAATGCTATTACCCTGAATTAATTGGCTACCTGCACCAACCCCTGCACCAATAGCTGCTGCTGTACCGACGGCTGCCCAAGTCATAGTTTTTCTCCTTCAATTCCAACCAAGTCATTAACAGACGCTATTAAGCCTAAATCACCATAATTTGGGGCTATAACTTCATCTTCAATTTTGTCTAAATTCTCTTCGCCTACATAGGCAGTTAAATGTATAGTTGTCCAAATAGTATCTTCGTGGGCATATACGGCTCTTTTTAGTCCGACTTCAGATACAAATGTACAAGGTCCTTCTAATTCTTTCTTACCAAATTCGGTAAACACCGTAACTTTTCCCTTGGAGATGATGTTAAGGTGCTGGTGCTTATGTATTTTACCTATAACTAAGCTTCCTTTGCGTAAAAGTATTTCTCTCGCATAGGTGCAGCATCCGTACTTTTCATCTACTGGAGAGAAGTAATGCTTTAAAGGGCTGTCGTCAGGCACTATTTCTCCTGATGCAATCCCGTCTTTAAGGCCCCGCTCAACAGCTAAAACGTCCTGTCTGAACTTTACCTTCTCTGTGCTGTTTTGTATAGCGTTTGTCATTTAAACCACTGTTCCAGCAGCGTTAATCCAGTTTGTTCCGTTCCAGTAAATTGGCCTGCCAATAGTCGTATCAAAGTAATACTGTCCTACCTCTAGCCGCTCGGTTGGTCTGTTTGCTGTAGTACCAGAAGCAGGGATTGTGACACTCTGGGTAAAGTTGTCAATCTGGTTAAAATATAAACGCAAGGCGTTATTAAGCTGGTCAATGTAGCGCTGGTCATAAACAATCGGCGCAACCAGTAAATTGGGTGCTTTAGAGGGGCGGAGTGGGGTAACAGCCATTAACGTCTACCATCATTTCTAATGTCAATCCGTGGGCTACCTAACTGCCAAGCTACGCCTAAGTCGGTAGACGTAATTCTAAATGCCATCTGGCGTCCACGAAGGCGGGTATATACCTGCCCATCAAATAACTGCACGTCATAATTCCGTTGACCTGTGTAGTTCTGGTCGCTTTGCACATCGGGCGAATCCGCTAATCCATAAGGGGCACCAGAGTTTCTACGGGGGCGAACCGTCATAGTGACTTTGGGTTCATTTACATTAGAACCGTTAAACGTAATGTCTGGCAGGATGCGCCATACAAAGCCAAAGTTGTGCCCGTCACCAATGTCAAAGTCAGACGACTGGATATACGACTCAATCGGTGCTGGGGTTAACCCTGATACATCATCTACGTTGGCTTCATGGTACAGGATACGGCTGTCTGTTGGGTAGGCAGCCATTGGGAACTGACGTAGTGGGGAATCAAGCCAAGCAGTTCTGTTCATTGTGCCGTACGACCATACCCGCTCGAGGTAGTTGTAAATGATGTACTTATCAATCGTATTACTGTTTTCAGAGCAATAGAACCACCATACCTCGCTGTACGCTTCGTTTGAGCCAGCAAACATTTGGAACGCTTGATCCCTATTAATATCTTCAAATACATACTTCCAAAGCGAGCAAGGCAGGGTTTCTACACGACCTGTGTATGAGAAGAACTTATCTACACCCATCCAGTAAGTTACGTTATTAATCGTGATTGCGGCATTTGGTGACATGATGGAGATGTTGTCTTGCAACAACTGAAAGCCCCAAACATAAGGTGGCCCTAAGTACTGCATAGAGTAAATAGCGGCATCAGACCAAACCAGAATCTCTTGGCGGGTAGATTCCGCACACATAATGAACGAGCCGATGTTAAGGCGGTATTCGCCTGACTGATTTGTAACGGCTGGAACCCAGTCAAATGGGTTTTCTTGGTCAGACCAGCGCACTAAAAGAGGGTCAAATGTTGTATTAGCGTCACCTGGATCATATGGATTAGATCCAAAAGCAATAGCAAAACGCTGAACTACCCCTGCCAGAATTTGATTTGTTCTATTTGGTACAAACTGCCCCGCAAAACCTGCATTGGTTGAAACGGTATTTAACAAAACTGCCCGTTCTGTAACGCCAAGAGTTGCATCCCAGTAATAAATAGCGCCGCCACGAGGGGCAATAAGCAGGTCTTCACCAAAGTTGTCATTAGTCCAAAGACGTAACTGCTGACCAATACCCACAGCAGCGGCAGTGCCCCAACCACGGAATGGAGCTACGGGGGTTGAAACTACAACGGTTCCACCAGTTGGGCCGTTATTAGAAGTCGTATACGTAGTAGACCCAATAACCGTTGAGAAGGTGTAAGCATTGGCGTTCACTACAGTAATCGGAAACGCCTTAATAAATGGGGTAGACGCTATACCGCAGACGTTACCAGATATGCTGTTGAAATAAACTGCGTTGCCGTTGGATAAGCCGTGAGCAGTTTGCGTTACGGTTACGCTAGTACCAGGACTTGTACAAGTAAATGGGTTGGTAAGTGACGTTTGAATATAAGTAGGCCAAGCACCAGCACCCCACCCAGTGCCTACAACGAATGTATCTAAACCAGTATTAATCTGAAAGGCTACATTTATGGTATTGCCTCCACCAGCAGTTACTGTGGTGTTGGCTGTATTTGCAACTACAAACGAAAACCTAGTGGTATCAATATAAGTAATCTGGTGCTCTTGGTTAATATCCGCAGCTGTAATCGTACCAATAGCATTAGCGCCAGTAATGGTTACAAAGTCATTAGTCAGGCCGCCGTAGTTGGGGATAGTTAATGTAACTACATTAGAGCCGTTGCTAGTAGCAATGCAGTTAACCGTGTTTGGGGTGGAGGCTGCGGTAAAAGTAACACGGATAGGCGTAACGTCATTGTACGCACCACCTTCCTCAATATAGTATTTTAGGTTAGTTCCAACCCCTAAAAGGTTAGATCCGTCCAAAGTAATCCAGTTCCACAAAATACGGCAAACACCCATAAACGTGTCATTGGATAAGCGGATCCAGCCGCCAATCTTTTCAGGAAAACCAGAACGAAAACGCACCTTGTCGCAGGCGTACCAACCCCCTTCGTTACTGTAATCAGTACCTTCTCTGTTAACACCTGGACGAAACTGTAATTTCTGTAATGGCATGGGGTTTACCCTAACATTTTGAGTGCTTCTTCTTTGACCTCGGCAACACGCCTCGACCAGCCCTTACCAAAGGTTTCAAAGGTCTTAAGTGATTGTAAGAACTCTAGCCGTTTTGCGCAATACAGTTCTACTAGTCTAGCTGGGTCTTCTTCGGCCTTTTTTACGGCTGCCAGAGTAGCAGGGCCAAAACCACCATCAACAGTAACCCCAACACACGACTGCAAAAACTTAATGGCACGACCTGGGCCTGAGTTAACAGCGACATCGAAAACGCAGTAATCAACCCCAGCCACAAGATCATCAGCTCGGCAAGCATCCCAGTATTTCCTCTTGTATAAAGGCTTAACCATTATCGGTGTCAAAGCCCGCATCTCTTTTTCAGAAACAGGTCTGCCTAGCCATTCTTCCCAAACCCGCTGTGTAACCCCTAAATTAGTGCGCCCCCCAGGATCTTTTGGGTGGTCAACGTAGCCTCCCTCGTGCTTAAGGATTAACTCAAAGCAAGTATCAAAGTTGCTCGTCATTTCTTAAGGTTTGCCATGATGCGTGTACCAAACAGGAATCCAAACGCAATGTTGGCGGCTTCTATGCCAATTCGCTGAATCTCTGGCGCAACAGGTAAAAACAATGTGCCTATGCCTACGACAATTACAAACAATGCCCCTAAATAACGGCTAGATGCCCTTAAATCAACTACCCATTGACTAGGTGAACCGTATGGGTTGTCCAGCGTAGCAAGGGCTTGTAGCTTGTTTATTTCGTTATTGTCTAACTTAATTTGCTCATCAACAGAGACAGGTTTTACACCGCCCGTAACCATTCCAATAAGGGATTTGATGCCGTCAATACCTACTGGGACTAAAGCACCAATAATGGTTTCTAAAATCATTACATTACTCCGCCACCAGAAAACAGGTGTGCTACTACAATAGATACGTGCTGCTCAGGCTTCTCTAAGGAATGCCCACAGTCACCGCATACTTTCATGGCTAGTTCGGTTTCGTCTACGTCACGACTGCAATTAGGGCAGTATATTTCTACCGTATGGCGTGGCTTAAATTCGCCGTCTTCTATCGAGTCTTGGATTGTTTTAATCATAGTAGTCCTTAGTTTTTCTGAGCAATAATTAAATCAACATACTTAATAGCAAGATCAACAGTACCTGATCCTGAACTAAAACTAAACGGGTGAGTGTGGCTACCGCCCCCGCCAGTGGCGTTGGTTGGTGAAGTTCCAATAGGAGTAGCGCTACCAGCATTTCCAAAACGAATTCCTGGAGCTCCTGGACCTCCAAACGCATTAATAGTGTGGTCATGAGAAGGAATCTGAGGGGTGCTTAATGTGGTTGCGCCAGCTGAACCCGAAACAGAAGAAACAGTAACTGACGTAGAAGAACTAAACGCACTAGTAAAGTTTAAAGAACCGCCAGAACCTACACTGCCACTAACTAATCTAAATCCAGCATTATCTACGCTAGTGCTTTTAGTCCAACCAGTTGGCGCCGCTGTTTGATTAAACGTCATGCGGGTACCAGACGCAAAATCCGCAGCACTAGAAACCCAAGTAGTGCCGTTCGAAGTAAGCGCATTACCAGACGTACCAGGAGCTACAAAATTAACACTAGAAGTGCCATTCCCAAGAATTACGTTATTAGCAGTTAATGTGCTTTGTCCTGTACCACCTCCAGAAACCCCTAAAACAGCACCGTTTACAAAAGCACCTGACGCTGCAATAAAATTAGTTCCGTCGCAGTAGACCCAAACAGTAGTGCCATTAGGAACAGATACTGAAGATCCACTAGCCGCACGAATATTAATGGCAAAACCGCCAACCGTACTGTTTTTAACCACATAAAGTTTTTCAGCTAATGGAGCAATAATATCTCGCACTGCAGCATTTGTACCACCAACCACTAAAACAGCGTTTCTAGCCTCATCTGACACACCGTTAAAGTTAGTTAGGGTGTAGTTTGCGTCTGCCATGGTAATGTTTACCACGCCTGTAATAGCCTGTTCTAAAAGAGTGCCTAGGTTTGTATTGGTAGTTTGGCCCCAAATACCAGACTGTTCGCCGTCGCCAATAAGCTCTATGCGTAGTGTTGGTGAGAATGTACTTGCCATAACCTGTCCTTAATTATCAAAGCCCGAAGGCACTAATACTTTTGTCCAATTTGGCGTCTGGCTTGGGTTTATCTCGCTCCATGCCGATACCTGAGTTGGGTTAATTTCTTGCCAATCTGGGGTCTGATCCGTATCAATATTACCCCAAACGTTAACTACCTTAAGTTTAACAACTGCCTTGACTCCTGTCACTAAAACTGTTGCAGTGCCAAATACGGTTACATCGCCTATTCTGCCTATGGCCTGGGTGCCCGTTACAAATACATCTGCGTTTGCTTTTGCTTCTACATTGCCAATCCTGCCTACTGCCTGAACGCCAGTTAAATCTACTACGGCTGTTCCCGTTACGTTTACATTCCCAAGGCTCCCTACAGCATATACCCCAGTAACTAGAATAGTGATACTGTTAGCAATATCTACATTATCGATGCGCCCAACAGACTGAACCCCAGTCACATCAACCGTTATGCCGCCTGTAACCCCAACGTCACCGATTACACCAATTGCATTAACGCCAGTTAGGTTTACTACCGCACCGCCAGTAACGTCTACGTTACCAAGCCTTCCTACAGCGCTTACACCAGCCAAATCAACTACTGTGCCAGCCTGAACCGTGACATTTCCAATACGGCCTACGGCAAAAACTCCAGTTAAATCAACAACTGCGCCTGACTGAACTTCTACGTTACCTATACGCCCTACGGCGGATACACCCGTTAAATTAACTACGGCGCCAGCAGTTACGGTTACATTTCCGACCCTACCAACAGTCTGAACACCTGTTAAATCAACCGTTACGCCACCAGAGAAAGCAACATCGCCAATTCTGCCTACGGTAGTTACGCCCGTCAGGCTTACCGTTACACCACCAGAGAACGCTACATCGCCAACTCGCCCTACAGCGGATACACCCGTTAAATTAACTACGGCGCCAGCAGTTACGGTTACATTTCCGACCCTACCAACCGCATTTACGCCCGTTAAATTAACTACTGCACTAGCTTGGGTATGAACAGTACCAACCCGTCCAACAGCGTTTACGCCAGTTAAAGTGGTATTAGAAGCTGCCTTAACATCAACAGTGCCAACCCTACCTACTGTCGTAACACCTGTTACAGCGGTATTAGAAGCTGCTACAACCGTTACAGTACCAACCCTGCCTACTGCATTAACGCCTGTTACCGCAAGAATCTGGTCGGTGACAAAACTAACTGTACCAACTACACCAACAGCTGTTACGCCAGTTAACTGTACTGAAATACCTTCACTAGTCTCGCCAGTATCAGCAAACGGCGCCGCTGCGTAGGGCGAAAAGCCAAAAGTCATATCTTAGCCTATACAAACCAAGTTACTATAGAATACCGTGTACCGCTAGTCACAGGCATAATTTCGTGAGGGTACATAAAGTTAGAAGGAAACATCAGAGCATCTCCTTTTTTTAATTTGTATACGAGCTCACGCCCAAAAAAAGCAAGCTCCCCGCCTTCGTAATCATCATTTAACGCAAAAGAGCAAGATATCTCACGTGGTCGTTCTTTAAACGAGTCTGTATGTGGTGTATAAAATTGACCAACTTCATATTTTAGTAGATCATATCCAGTATCTTCTCTAGTGTTACAAGTTGGGTATTTTTGTTTATACTGCTTTATTACATTAGCAGCAGCAATATATAAATAAGAATCTAATTCTTTTCTTATTTTATGGTTTTTATTAATTATGTCGTTGTACGAAATACCAACTATTGAACACTGTCTTTCAGCATCTGTTTTTCCAGCTGCTGTAATTGCTTGAGTCCACGAATCACAATTTTTATACTCGTTAAGCACAGCAGCACATAATGCTGGTGTAACAGCATTAGGAATAATAACAATGTAGTCTGATAATTGATTCATTCTATTTTTGTTACATCTATTTTGCCGCTAGATTCAGTGCTTGGATTTTTAACAACATTTTGATTTTGCCCATTGTAGTTCTCAGGAGGGCCCCACCAATGACAAACTTCATAAGGAATCATTACACCGTCTGGAAACATAGATGGATCAGCAATATCTTCAATACGTTCCCCAGTCCGCATGGCGTGTATACAATAAGCAACCGTATTGTTTTCTAAAGCGGTAAAAGCGTGTTCCGCATCTTTTTTAATGAATATCATGTGCGGTGCATTAAAAATGGTTTCTTTGTCATTAACAACGCACTTAACTGAACCAGCTGCTAAAAGTGTCAAATGGTCAAAAGAATGAGTATGGGTATGCTCAGTATCGCCCGCATTTTTAAAGTGCATCATACGGCTATATAAGTTAGACACACAACCAATTTTTACCTCGAGCGACATTTTTATTTCCTTTTATCAAAATAAGCCCAAGCACATGGGCCGTTGCTACGAACATAGTGTAAAAATACTTGGCTATAATTTTGCCCGCTAAACGGCGTGTTTCGCCAATGATCTGCAATGCAACCCAGATATAACATAGCATCACCTTTATTCAAAGTTAAATCAACTTCTTCTCCGTTTGGCTTTTGAATGCCAATATCCCAATTTGTGTCGCTGCCTATATGCAACGTTAAACTTATTTCACAAGCTGGTCTATCTCTATGCCTGTTAAGTACTTCTCCATTTTTATATATACGAGCATACGTATATGTTGGTAATACTTGTTCTTCAACCAAAACACTAACGTCGTTTACTTTTTGACAAAGTAGCTCAAGAAAAGGTTTAAAGTTATAAATAGCTGGTGAATTTGGAACTTGGGGGTCTTTCTCGTATTGACCGCTTTGTTCTAGCTTATAAAATTCTTGATGCAAAACTTTAGCATGTTCCTCACTAATAAAGTTTGGGACAAACAAAAAATTATTTTGCTCAAGCTGTGCGTTCACTATACGTTTGTCCAAACTTCTTGTGGAAGGCTAGGCCAGTCAATGTTTCCAGCAACTGGATAAACGGCATATTGACGCACTGCGTTACGATAGGTAATAAAGTCTTGCGCATTGCTTAAATAAGGATTACTTTTTGCAGGATCAGCAACATCAGGAATAGTAGTCCAATCCGTTGCTTGTAATTTACTTACAGCGGTTGCCTTGTTTTGTGCCGCTACTGGGGGTTGTGGAGGTACTGGGGTATTAGCTTCAGTCCATTTTGTCATGCAGCAGCTTGCCCATGCTGGTAACTCCGTAATAGGTTGATTTTCTACTAATGGAGAATTATATTCAATCCAGCCAGCAGTGTCTTGCCATTGAAGAGCGTGAATATCAGCAGGTATATTGCAAGAGCTAAGGTCAAGATCGCTGTAAAATTTGCCGTCTTCGCCAACTGCTCCGTCAGTAGGGGTAATAGTTAATTTCATTCTTCAATGCTCCTAATTAATTTGGGTTGCTCTTCGTTTTGCACATGCACAATACCTGCGGTTGCCAGTAAAAGTTGTTGGGCTTTTTCGTTTGATTTAACCATTTCATTTCTAAATGACTCAACTGCAGCACCAGTACTACGTTGTTGCCCAGAGTTTTCAATTAAAAGCATAGGAAGCCAAGATATTGCGCACTCGTAATTATCTACTTGGGCCCCACTATTTATGTCATATCCTTGCACACGGGTATACCAAGCACATGTAAGACCCACACAGTCTTTTTTAATTAGTGGACAAAAAGTCCCGTTTTTAAGTGTCCCCATTATCAATCCTTAGTTGCGCGTATAACGTCTACGTATTTTACCGCGAGGTTAATTGCATTACCCGTAAATGTACCTGAACCACTTGAGAAGCTGAACGGGTGGGTATGGCTACCTGCACCTCCCGTGTTGTTGGTTGATACAGTTCCAATAGGAGAAGCGCTACCAGCGTTTCCAAAACGAATTCCTGGAGCTCCTGGACCTCCAAACGCATCAATGGTGTGGCTATGAGAGGGAATTTGAGGCGTAGTAAGCGTTGTAGCACCTGCACTACCTGCAACTGCTGTAATACTTACCGAACCTGTTGGGGTTTGACTTGCAAACGCTGTAGTGAAATTAACACTACCACCTGTACTTGCAGTTCCGCTTACAACACGAAGTCCCGCATTATCCTGATCGACTAACTTTGTAAATCCTGTTGGGGCTGCAGTCTGACCAAAAATCATCACCGTACCAGCAGGAATTACTGTGCCACCTGAAACAGCTGCCCACGTAGAATCACCACGTAAATAGGTAGAAGCGTTAGCCGTACCAGTAGCAAGGCGGGCTGTAGCTACCGTACCAGATGAAATGTTTGAGGCATTAATGGCAGTAAGAGCTACGCCATTACCAGAGATACTAGTAAAAGTACCTACGTTAGCAGTAAACGATCCATTGGCATCTCTGGCTACAATCGTTGAAGCGCCGTTGGCTGAAGCAGCAGTTGTTCTAGCGTTGTCTATTGTTCCAGAAGTAACGTTTGAGGCGTTAATAGCGGTTAGAGCTACGCCGTTTCCAGAAATAGATACCGATGTAATAGCACCTGCACTAAATTCACCAGAAGTTCCACGAAGAACAATAGTCGATGCGCCGTTGGCGGTAGCCGCTGTAGTCCTGGCGTTTGCTACTGTACCTGTAGTTACGTTTGAACCATTAATTGCACTAATTGCCGATCCATTAGCTGTAATGATGTTTGCTGTGAAAGAGCCGTTAGCATCGCGAGCCACAATCGTGGAAGCACCATTGGCATCAGAGGCGGTTGTTCTAGCGTTGGCAATTGTTCCGCTAGATATGTTAGATGCGTTAATAGCTGTTAAAGATACCCCATTACCAGATACGCTAGTGAATGTACCCGTTGTAGCAGTAACTACGTTACCCGCAAAACTTCCATTTGTGTCTCTAGCAACAATCGTTGAAGCGCCGTTAGCTGAAGCAGCTGTAGTAGCAGAGTTGGGAATGCTTGTTAGGCCAGAGCCAGAACCTGTAAATGAAACGCCAGTAATTGCACCAGCAGAGAACTCACCAGAAGTTCCTCTTAATACAATCGTGCTTGCGCCGTTAGCGGTTGCTGCGGTAGTTCTAGCGTTAGCTATGGTTCCAGTTGAAACGTTTGAGGCGTTGATTGCTGTTAATCCAGCACCGTTACCAGATACTGCGCCACCACTAAGAGTGGTTACGTTAACCACATTGGCAGTAAATGAGCCGTTTGCATCTCTGGCTACGATTGTACTTGCGCCATTAGCAGAGGCTGCCGTTGTTCTGGCGTTATCTAAGGTTCCAGTAGTAATTGCCGAGGCATTAATTGCTGTAAGTGAAGACCCATTACCTGAAACAGAAGTAAAAGTTCCTGTAGTACCCGTAATCACGTTTCCAGCAAACGAGCCGTTGGCATCCCTTAAAACTAAGGTAGAAGCGCCGTTGGCTGATGCGCCAGTTGTCCGAGCGTTAGCTACCGTACCCGTAGTTACGTTTGAACCGTTAATTGCACTAATTGCTGCGCCGTCACCTGTAAATGAAGCGCCAGTAATTGCACCAGCAGCAAACTCACCCGATGTACCACGGAGTACGATAGTTGAAGCCCCGTTAGCTGTAGCCGCTGTTGTTCGTGCGTTAGCGATTGTTCCGCTAGATATGTTGGAAGCGTTGATATTGGTAAGGCTTGCTCCGTTACCAGAGATAGTTGCGGTAATAACGTTTGCAGAAAAAGAACCGTTGGCATCACGAGATACTATGGTTGATGCGCCATTGGCATCAGATGCCGTAGTCCTTGCGTTTGCGATAGTGCCACTAGATATGTTTGAGGCATTAATAGCGGTTAGCGCAACTCCGTTACCTGACACAGAAGTAAATGTGCCAGTTGTTCCTGTTATTACATTCCCAGCAAAGGAACCATTAGCATCACGAACAACAAGAGTGGAAGCACCATTGGCAGAAGTAGCATTAGTCCTGGCATTGTCTAAAGTCCCCGAAGTAATTGCTGTAGCGTTGATAGCAGTAAGGGCGGAGCCGTTACCAGAGAAAGATGTACCTGTTATTGCACCAGCAGCAAATTCACCAGAAGCTCCGCGCAGAACAATAGTAGAAGCGCCGTTACTAGAGGAAGCAGTAGTTCTCGCATTTGCAATAGTCCCCGTGGTTACGTTAGACCCGTTAATAGCTGAGACGTTAGAGCCGTCACCAATAAAGAAGTTAGCCGTAATAGCATCAGCAGCAAAGTCACCAGCGGCGTCTCTTAAAACTATTGTGCTTGCTCCATTTGCGGATGAAGCTGTAGTTCTTGCGTTTGCTATGGTCCCGCTTGAGATGTTGGAAGCGTTAATAGAAGTGATGGTTGTACCAGCACCAATAAAGTTTGCCGCAGTTATGTTGCCAGCACCAAAAGCCCCGTTGGCATCACGAACAACAAGAGTGGAAGCACTGTTTGCATCTGAAGCCGTTGTTCTAGCATTGGCAATCGTGCCGCTAGTGATGTTTGAGGCATTGATAGCGGTTAGGGATACACCGTTACCTGATATGTTGGTAAAGTTGCCTGTCGTACCGTTAAACGTTGTGGCATTTGATGTAGTCGCCGTAATAAGGTTAGCGGTAAATGAGCCAGTAGAATCACGCAATACGATGGTATTTGCACCATTTGATGCGGACGCTGTGGTTCTTGCGTTGTCTAGCGTACCTAATGTGATACTAGAAGCATTAATAGAAACGTTAGAGGCGCTTGTAATTTGGCCTTGAGCATTAACCGCAATCTGAGATACTGCGCCAGCATTACCATAAGTTCCAGCTGTAACGGCTGTATTAGAAATACTAAACGTGGTATTTGTAAGGCTGAGTCCTGTGCCAGCGGAATAAATCTGGGCAGAACCAATCTGTGCAAACGTAATATTTGTTGTGCCAAATGTAATAGTTCCTGGAGTGGTACATGTATAAACCTCGCCAGCTCCTGTATTACCAGACTGTACAAAGAATGTAGAGCCTTCACTTAAACCAGCAGAACTAGCAACAACATAGGTATCAGCATCGGTTGCACGAGTTAGAACCCACTGTGCAGAAGCATTACCTGGATTAGTAACTGTGTACACGCCATTTTGTACCGCATTAGACTGGGTATAAACTAAAACACGAGCTGTGTTAGATAGTGACACGCCATCAATACTTAAAGCTACGTTTGCACCGCTATTGGTTAGCGTAGCGCCTACGCCGTTACCTGCGCCGCCTGGTTGGTTGTATGTAGCAGTTAAAGCCGTTGGAGACTCAACAAGAACAGGAGTATGGTAATGGACACCAGCCGCAACAATTCCGTCTACATACTGTTTATTGACAATATCCGTAGCATTGGCAGCATTGGTCGTTATGGTTCCAGCCGTTACAGTAACTGTGTTTGCTGTTAGGTTTGTGGTATTTATATTGGTAAAGGTAATGGTATTTGCACCGTTACCAAACGCCTCTACTTTGCCAGTAGCGTCATTAATATAAACCGCTTCACCAGCTGGCTGCGTAATAAATACTTCTAAACCGCTTGCGCCCGCAGTAAAGTTGGTCTTAGATCCTGAATTAGATGAAGAAAAAACTGTATCTCTACTTAACGTAGCTGGAGACGTAAATGTACCAACGCCAACCTCCCATTGGGTATCAGACCCAGCGGTTAGGTTATGGATGGTGTAATAAACGGTAGAACCAGTAGCTATAGCGGCGTTAAACGTTTGATAGCCAGGAAATGCGCCAGTAAGCGTAATACTACCCGTGCCAGAGCTAGAGCTAGTTTCCTTAACCCTATCTTTTAGAACCAAAGCCATACGGCCCCCCTAAATTAGGTAGCTGTCAAACGAATAATTGCGTTGCTTGCGTCTGCCGTTGGGAAGTTAACTGCAAAGGTTCCGTTGGTCGATGTCTTATCACCACCAAATGCCAATACAGCAACAGCTGCGTTAGATAAGTTAGCGTTATAAATCAAAGCGCCGTTAGCGGTAATTGTTGCATTCGCCCAAGACGTATTGGAGAACGAGATAAAAGCCACGTTACCAGAGTTTGTTGGGGTTACGCTAACCGATAAAGTATTGCCACCAGCACTATAGTTGCCTGCAGAAGCTACTTCGTTGGTTGCCGAGTAAACGGTAGTATTTTCATTTATCGTAGCTGAACTGGTATACAGTGCTAATTTAAATGTATTTGATGTGAAATTATGCTGACCATTTAAGATTTGAACTTTAAATGATGTAGCCATTGCTTGGGTAATTGGCATTTTTTGCTCCTAAAAAATTATCTAACAGGTCCAGGTACAGGCAACTTAAGTTGTCCGTCACGGTATGCGCTACGTCTATCTTTACCATCACCCAATTCTCTGAGTAATGCTAAGGATTCTTGATACTTTTGCTCGTAATAAGTAACCATGTCTTGTTCTCCCTTTTGGAAGATCACGGCTTCACGCAACGAGCCATACAGTAAAACCGTTTCAAAATTATCGCCCAACCAGCTAGTGCCAGCAGTAACAATTGACTCTGGGTAATAGTAATAGTGCAATTCTACATCGTAGTTGTCATCTGGAGTAGGGCCAATAATGTACGTATATGGCTCAAACTGGGCATAGTAACGGGGTACGCCTTCATCTGTAGGGTTTGGGTACGCTTGACGAATAAAGTTAACATCCTTGTCGATTAAGAACTCTTGACTGCCATCAGCCAGAATAACCGCCATCGAAAAGGACGCTAAATAGTCTGGGGGTAACGCAAGGTACTTGTCACTCTGTGTAAAGTTGCCTACCTGATTCTTACGAATAGCAGGTATCTGAACGGCGTTGTAAACCCGCTCTTCACATTGCTGGACAAAACGAGGAATATTGTCTACAAAGACCTGCTCATCAGATTCAGTGTAGTCAATAATCGCTTGCGTTAACTGCGCGTAATTCATTAGCCCATCTTTCCGCTAGACATTTTGCCTTTAGTAGCAGCGCCAGTACCACGCATTTGAATCTTGCCGTAACGATTCTCAGGAGGGTAATTGCCCTTACTAATACCGCCAACAGACATATTCATTGTGTCAATTACTTTAGCACCGGGAGTGTAAGCACTATCTGCCACAATGCTACTAGCCTTACCATCCATTGTATGTGGAGGGGCATAAACTGAGGCAGGTCCTACTTCCTTACCGCCTTTTTTCATAGAAAATTTAGCCATTATCGACCTCTTTGATTAGCGCAGCGGGCAAGATTACGACCCATTGCTTTCATGTTCTTGTTCATCATGCTTGTGCTTTTCTTTGGGCCCTTCTCAATACCTACTGATGGACCCGAATCACCAAGGTTTTTACCTTCGGTTTTACCCGTTTTAGTAACGCCATCTGCGCCTTTTTTGTACATTTTCAACTCCTTAAGTTGTTGTTACCGTTACTGTACCAAGAATTACTTGTTGTACCAAGTCATTTGGTGTTAATCCTGCATCAGGCCCTCTACTACCCCCAACTGGATTCCACCCCCACTGAAACACTCTACTACCTAATTCTGGGCTACCAAACCCGTCTGGGCCAATGCCCGTCTGGTTAATCTGCAAACCACTTTGTCCTGATACTAAATAACTTACGTCTGGTCTTGGATCCCGTACTGCTTGTGGGTCATTGACCGGATACATACCTAATTGTAGCTGTGGCTGATCTGGTTCCCAACACTCTTTACATACTTTAATACTGACCTGCTTAGTCTTAATAGTTAGCTTCCTAAGCTCTTTTAACTTATATCGCTGACCACATCGGTCGCACTCGGCAATTGCATACTTGCCAGAAGCAAACTGGCTAGGCATTATGAATAAAACAAGTTACGAGGTACGAAACGAATAGCGGCTTTCTCCCTATCTTCCTCCGATGCCAGCTGAAACTGTTGTTCATATTCTGACTTAAGCATAGGAATTCGCATTGGATCAACCCCAGGAATCTTGACACTAAGGTGATACGCTAAACCAGCCACCATGCACGGTATAAAACGGAATGGAATGTCCTGTGTGCGAATGCCTGTACCCGCATCCTGAATACGGCGCATACGGTAATAAACCAATGTGAACTGGTTTCCAGGTGGGTTTGGAGTAGGCCAAACGTTAATACAAGGAAGCTGATTATTAAATACATCAACGCCTGTTAAATGCGCTGTAGCAGTCGTTCCGTTTTGACCGCGCCAAGCGTTAAGTATTTGATTTCCAACAATATTTTGATATGCAATAGTTTCAGATCCGATGTTTACAAAACCCTGAGTAGGTAGGTTAGCTGCATTTGCTAACGTAATTGTTGTATCGTCTGCGTCAATACCACCAACTAAAGTGGTCTGGGGTATGTTTGCTACGCCGCCACTTTGACGATTAATCCACATCTGAACGGGGCGTCCAGTGGTGTTTTTGTTAGGGATAGCCATATAAAGAGGCTCGCTAATACGGCTTAGGTTGATGTCTATTTGATTAGACTGAC